GCTCACCTGTTCCGGGCAATCTTGATCGGGGAAGCGTCCGAAGAGGGGGCAATAACCCCCTCCCCAGATATAGGGGGAGAAACTGTCGCAAAGGGGGAGAACCCTCCTACGCACACGGGGATAAAGGGTTTACCCCCTATATCTCTTTTATCCCCCAGTATCCAGGGACAGGGGGTTTCCCCCCTCCTGTTTCCGGTCGGCTCTTCTGTCGAGTTACTACAACCTGATGGCTCTTGGGCAAACGGTTGGATCATCTCCGAGGAGTCCAAGCCAAACTCACTCGCTGTCCAGCGCCTAGGTAACCCTGGGCTTCGTAAGCGTGACCTCAGACCTGATCTCGATGTCCGCCCTTGCCTGGGCTCTCCCTTCCCGCAAACTGTTGTCGCCCCCGACGACGAAGAACCCCTCGCTTTCTGAGATGACACTGAAACGCACTCCCGTCAAAGTCGGACTTACCGCCGAAGAAAACGCTCACATCACACGTCAAGCTCAAACCCTTGGCATGGATCGTTCCACTCTGATGCGCCTGCGGGCATTAGGAGACCCATCCATTAGCTCGCAACCCTCTCCCCCTCCTCTCAGCCTTCGTCAGTACCAGCGTGCTGTTACAGCCGCTTTAAAAGCCTCTAACGGTTCCTGCTCTCGTCCCATCGTTGAAGCCATCGCTGCCGCCGTCCTCTGTTCCATCCATGAAATCCCGGACCAACCAAGAGATTCAGTCCATCCTCAAACTGTGGGATGACTACTACACCGCTCGTTACCAAGAGATCAATGACCCACAGCCCCCGGCAACGCCTGAACCACTTGGTCGAATCAGCCGCTTCCTCCGTCCAGCCGACCTGGGAAACTCTCGATGATGGCTGCATCCGCGTCTGCATCGGAGCTAACTGCGGAACCGTCTCATCTCATCATTTAATCGAGCCAAAAATTAACCAGCTCAGATCTTCCTCGGTTGCACCTTGATATAAGGCTGCTAAGCTCCTGCCACAACGCTCATCCATGTTTCATGTCGTTGTCTGCTGCCGACACCGCACAGGCTGAAATCCAAACTGCTGACATCAGCATTAATCTCGTTAAGCCATACCCTAAAAACTCTCGCAAGCATCCTGAGCATCAGCTCAAGGCATTAACCTCCGCCATTAAACGATTCGGCTTTACACAGCCGCTCATCGTTGATGAGGAGTTCACGATCCTCGCCGGTCACGCACGATTCGAAGCGGCAAAGCGTTTAGACCTTGAATACCTTCCCTGTCGGATCCTCTCTGATCTCTCGCCCGAAGAGAAATCCGCCTACGTCATCGCTGACAACAAAATCGCGGATGAATCATCCTGGGACCACGAGAACCTCCTAGAAGAACTCGGCAAAATTACAGCCCTTGACTTTGATGAGGATATCGCCTCCATCCTTGCCCCCACCAGCTTCGGATTCTCCGACGAAGAGCTGCGCTCCATCACCGATCAAGATCGTCAGTACAAACCGATCCTTAATCCAACGCAGGGCGCTGGCTTAGGGGTCACTGATGCCGCTATTCAACGCGAAGAGCAACGCCTCGCTTCCCAGTTCGATGGTGGCGGCGAACAGTCATTGATTCAACTGACCTGTCCGCATTGCGACGAGTCTTTCACCATTGAAAAAAGGATCGCTTCGTGATGACGCCTGAAGAGGTCGGCGCGATCCTTGAACAGCAGCAGTACAAGTTCGCTAAAACGATGCCTTGGCTGCCTCACTGGTACACGCTGAAACCAACCTGGAGCGATCCGACCCTTTACCGCAGCATCGTCACATGGATCCTTTGCCACGGTGAACTCCGTGTCTGGGGTAAAAAGCGCACCGTTCGCCGCTATTTCGATTACGGGGAATATCGCTATTGGCCGATGACAACAGATCCGGATGAGTCCATCGTCTTAAACCGCTGCCTCATTGCTAACGACTCTTCGGAACCACTCCCGCCAGCACCTGCTCACCCCTACGACAAGCTAGCTCTTCAATACGACCTCATCTGGAGTAATGAAGCTGCATTGCAGCAGGATCGACAGGTCATGGCAATGATCGGTTACACGTCCGGCAGCGTTTTAGACATCGGCTGCGGAACGGGTCTGTTCCTTGACCATCACCCTGAAACCGATAGATACTTAGGGGTTGATCCCTCACAGGCGATGCTTAACGAGCTGCTAGCAAAGCACCCTGGCAAGCAGGTCATCCCCACCACCCTTGAGGAGGCATTGCTCACTATCGGTGACACGAAGTACGACTGCGTTATCGCGCTCTTTGGAGCAGCATCTTATATCCCACCGCGAAAACTAGCTAAAGCCACCTCTCTCGTAAAAGCAGACGGCAAAATGCTTCTCATGTTCTACTCCCCTGGGTACACCCCCATTACCCATCAGTACATCGAGAATCCGCCAACTCTCCACAAGCACAAGTTTGCAAGCTACGGCGAAGTCTCGATCCTGGGTAACTACACCATCGTCCAGCGATGAAGCTGTTCCTTAACCAGACCGTTCATGATGCTGCTCTTGATCGGATTCGCTACCTCTACTCCGAGTTCGACGACATCATCGTCAGTTTCTCTGGCGGCAAGGACTCGACCGTTACCCTTAACCTCGCCCTGCAGGTGGCGCGGGAACTGAATCGTCTCCCCTTAAAAGTCGCCTTCCTCGATCAGGAGGCGGAATGGCAGTCTGTCGTTGATTACGTTCGCTCCGTAGGAGAAAACCCGGACATCGACCTCTGGTGGTTCCAGATCCCCTTAAAGCTGTTTAACAGCGCCTCGTCTGATACAGATTGGCTGAACTGCTGGGCAGAAGGCGAACAGTGGATTCGACCTCAGGAGCCAAACTCCATTAAAGTCAATCGCTACAACTGCGATCGCTTTAAGGGTCTGTTTAAGCGGATCAGCGTCGTTGAGTGGGGAGACAAACGTGTTGCCTGGCTCGCAGGCGTTCGATGTGAAGAGTCCCCCGGTCGTGCCATGGCACTCACCGGGGCAGCAACCTACAAGCACATCACATGGGGCGTTGCACTCGATAAAACAAAAGATCACTACACCTTCTACCCTCTATACGACTGGAGTTATACCGACATCTGGAAAGCCATCCACGAAAATGGCTGGCAATACTGCAAAATCTATGACGAGCAATACCGCTACGGCGTCAACGTCAATCAGATGCGAGTTTCAAACCTGCATCACGAGACCAGCTTCGTTAGCCTCTTCTACCTGCAGGAAATCGAAAAGCACACATGGGAAGCACTCTGCCGCAGGCTCCCTGGCGTGAACACTCTCGGGCAGCTGAAAACCGATGCCTACGCTTGCCCGAAAACCCTGCCATACATGTTCAAAGACTGGCGTGAATACCGCGACCACCTCCTAAAACATATCTGCGTTCACCCGGAGCATCAAGCAAAGTTCAGAGGCTACTTCCTCAGGATGGATCAAAAGCTCCTCCTCTTTCCCGACAAGGAGGAGATGTACAAGGTTCAAATTAAAGCTATCCTCAGCAACGACTACCACTTCACGCAGCTTGTTAACTGGATGACACGCCCTCAAATGGCGGACTGGAAAAACTGGATGAAGGGCAAGACTCATCGCAACAACGCTACGAACAAGTACATTCGCCTTGCGCTTGAGCAGGGCATCAAACCGATACCTGCGGAGTCAGTCCAGTGAGCCTACGCTTCATCGTTCAGGCAATCGAGCGAAGGGCAAATGTCGTCGCTTACCTTCAGAAGCACATCCCACAACTTGAAGCCTCGTGGGACTCTTCAGGCAAGTGCATAGGCGGTTACCTGCAGGTGCTTGACCGGGCGTGTGAGGATCCCTTCGTCCTGCTAGAAGACGACATCCTCCTTACCAAGGACTTCCTTCCTAAGATCCAGCGGGTAATCGCCCAGAAGCCCGATCAGCTAATCCAGTTCCATTCACGCTGCACAAAAGATCAAACCGTCGGCTCTCGCTACAAAAGCGGACGTGAGTTCTACAATCATCAGTGCGTCTATTTCCCCGCAGGCATCGCACCCCAGATCCTTCGCTTTTCCGCGCAAGAGATCTACAGGGACTTCACTAGCCCAAGGTCATTCAGCGATGTCCTGACTCAGGACTTCCTTCACCACCACAGACTTAAATACTGGGTCTCCATTCCCTCCCTGGTAGATCACCTCCCAGATGTCTCTAGCGTTAACCCCCGACGGTCAAAGTCAGGCTTAAGGCGTCAGGCTCGCGTTTTCTACGATCCTGAAACCGATGGATGCCCACCAGCTCTTTACCAACAATGGCAGCCCCTGCTCAAGTGATGCTTGACCTTAAAACCCTCCAGGCATTGCCTGATGCTGAACGACTGGCAGCCATTGAAGACCTGCGGCAGCAGCTTCATGAACTTAGCCCGGTCAACTCTCAACCCGTAGACCGCATCCGCTGGGTTCCCATCGAGATGGTTGAGCCCAACGACTACAACCCAAACAGCGTCGCCAAGGTAGAACTCGGATTGCTCTACACCTCGATCCTGCACGACGGTTACACGCAGCCTGTTGTCACTATCTGGGATGAAGCCCTTCAGAAATATGTCATCATTGACGGCTTCCACCGCTATTTCACTTGTCGGAACAATCAAGACATCCGAGACCGCAACTGCGGGATGCTTCCCATCGTTGTCCTAGATAAGCCGATCAATGACCGGATGGCATCCACCGTTCGCCATAACCGAGCCAGAGGGAAGCACTCCGTTGACGGCATGAGCAACATGGTTTTTCAGATGCTCGAAAATGGCTGGTCCGAAGCTGAAATCTGCGCTGAACTCGGCATGGAAGCAGAAGAGGTCCTTCGCCTTAAGCACATCACCGGCTTCTCAAAGCTCTTCGAAAACATGCAATACAAAAAAGCCTGGGAATCAAAAACCCAGCTTCGGCTTCGCAAAGAGGCGGAGAAGCAAGCCACTGCTTAAAACGCGATCTTTAGGATTAAGCAAATAGGTCGAATCATGGCAGGTCGGAAAACCACCAACAAAGAGAAGGAGTGGAGGGTCGCTCGGGTCTCGGCACTGAAAGCCCGTAACGTCCCTAACTCCGAGTGCGTCGCCTATATGACCCGTGAATGGGGGATCGAGCGTAGGCAGGCTTACCGCTACCTGGAATGGGCAAACGAGGTAATTCAAAAGGACTGGGACATTGATCGGCGTCAGCTGACTGCTGAGCTATTGGCGCAACTCACGACACTCGCTCAGGAGGCTCGGAAGTCAAGTCAGCCGCAGGTTACGCTCGGTTGCATTAACTCAATCGCTAGGATCGCCCGCATCCTCGAATGATTAGCGTCCTCTCGGCTATCCCCGGTGGCTCCGCCCTGTCTGAAATAGAAAGCGGCGCAGCGAAGGAGATCCCGGACTGTGAATTGCGAACTGCTGAGTTAACCAGAAATCTCACCGAACCGCAGCGGACTGTTTATGAAGCACCAGAGCGATTTAAGCTGCTCTGCTCAGGTAGACGCTTCGGCAAGACATACCTTTGTATTACGCGCCTTCTGAACTGGGCTCTTGAAAAGCCTGGAAGCCTGAACTGGTATGTCACCGCTAACTATCGGATGGCAAAACAGATCGCATGGCGACAGTTAAAAACCATGGCTCCGAAAGAGCTGATCGTTAAATCGCATGAATCGGACCTGAGCGTCGAGTTCGTTAACGGGTCTGTCATCGCCCTGAGAGGCTCAGAAAACGAAGACACGCTGCGGGGCGTCAGCCTGTCATCGCTTGTGGTAGACGAGGCGGCTTATGTAAGGCAGACAGCCTGGGAGATGGTCTTACGCCCGGCGCTTTCTGACCAAGGTGGTCCAGCCTGGTTCATCACCACGCCCGCAGGTCTTAACTGGTTCCACGACCTATGGGAACAGGCGCAAGAACAGGAAGACTGGCGGACCTTTTCCTACACCACAATCGAAGGAGGGAACGTCCCCGCCGAAGAAGTTGAAGCTGCGCGACGGACGTTAGACGAGCGCACTTTTAAGCAGGAGTACCTCGCTAGCTTCGAGACCCTCGCTGGGCGCGTCTACCCTGACTTCAGCGACGACAACATCTCCGAAGATGTCAAAGACACCGGAGGGGAGATCTATTGGGGCACTGACTTTAACGTTGGCATCATGGCTGGCGTTCTGGCTTCTCGTGTCGGTGACACTGTGCATATTTGGGATGAGGTCGCTGTAAAGCAGTCCAATACAGACGAGGTTTGCCAGATGCTGAAGGATCGTTTCCCTGGGCGGACGATCCTGGCTTATCCCGACCCTACCGGCAGCGCACACAAGACATCCTCAGCGGGTCGCACCGACCACGACATCATTCGGCGTTATGGCTTCCAGTGCATCAGCCCGAAAGCTGCCTGGGCGGTTAAGGACAAGATCAACGCAACCAACTGGATGATCCGCACCGCCGACGGTCACATGAGGATGTTTGTTCACCCCCGCTGCAAGCACACCATCAAGGCACTTAAAAACGTTTGCTACAAGGAGGGCGCTTCTGATTATGTGATCGACAAATCGGCAAACATTGAACACTGGACGGACGGATTGGGCTACCTCGTCCTTGGCGCCTTTAATCCGATGTACAGGCAGGCGGGCAAGGGAACTGGCGTCAGAATCTACTAGCCTCGCTACCTACAATGCAGCAAAGCTGAGAAAGCAGAGACGTGTACAGCGGCTTTAATCATTACGACCGCCAGCTGACCGCTCGCGTCGCCAAGGTCAACGATCCCAACAGCGCATGGCGCAACCAAGAGCCGCACTGGATCTTGATTGAAGATCTAGTCGGTGGCACTTACGAACTGCGTCGTCGCCATCGCCGCTACCTCCCGCAAGAGCCACGGGAACTTGACGAGAGCTACGACAACAGGCTCGCTCGTTCCGTCTGCCCGCCCTACTACCAGCGCCTTGAGCGGATGCTGGCTGGCATGTTAACCCGCAAGCCGGTCAGGCTGAACGACGTATCAGATCTTGTCCGCGAACAGCTATTTGACGTTGACCTGCAAGGCAACGACCTAAACGTCTGGACCTACGAAGCCTGCCGCAAGATGGTCCGTTATGGGCACATCGGTGTGCTCGTTGATGCGCCTGCTGCTGGTGAGCTTAGTCGCCCCTATTGGGTCACTTACACGCCACGGGAGATCCTTGGCTGGCGTACCGAGCTAATCGACGGCGCACAGCAACTAACGCAGTTACGTCTGCTTGAAAAAGTCATCGTGCCTGATGGTGACTACGGCGAAAAGGAAGTCGAGCAGGTGCGCGTGCTAACGCCTGGCGCCTTCGAGATCCATCGCCTTGATGACAAGGGGCAGTTCCAGGTACACGAGAGCGGTACCACAACGATGGATCACATCCCGTTTGCTGTTGCCTACGCTAACCGCGTGAACTTTATGGAGTCACGCCCACCGCTTGAGGACATCGCCAACCTCAACCTCAAGGCGTATCAAGTCCAGTCTGACCTGGACAACCAGCTGCACATCAGCGCCGTGCCGATGCTGGCATTTTTCGGCTTCCCAAGCTCTGCTGAAGAAGTTAGTGCAGGTCCAGGCGAAGCGATCAGCTTCCCCAGTGACGGGCGGGCAGAATACATCGCTCCGCCGAGCAATGCCTTTGATTCGCAGTTTCGCCGTCTCGATCAGCTCGCATTGCAGATCAATGAGCTAGGTCTATCCGCTGTCCTTGGTCAGAAGCTATCTGCTGAAACCGCTGAGTCGAAGCGCATCGACCGCAGCCAAGGTGACAGCACCATGATGGTGATCGCGCAGAACATGCAAGACCTGATAGACAACTGCCTTGCTCATCACGCCCACTACCTCAACATCGAGGAGGTTGGCAGCAGCTTTGTTAATCGTGACTTCCTTGGTACTCGTCTTGAGCCACAAGAGATCCAGTCCCTGCTTCAGCTCTACACCGCTGGCACCATCACCCAGAAGACACTGCTTGACCAGCTTTACGAAGGCGAAGTTCTTGGCGATGAGTTCAATGTTGAAGAGGAGATTGAATCAACTCAGGCTGGCGGTTACATCGAGATGGCAGCGCCTGAATCTCATGCGATGGCTTCAATCCCAGAGGAGTCTTCCGAACCAGAAGACGAAGGAGAGATGCCAACATGATTGGGTGGCAGGAGGCTTGGTCATGGGCGCATCAAAGCCACGCAAGCAGCAGCTGAACATCATTCAGCATCAGCTTGAGGAATCAATTTTTGCTGTGGTCCGTGTCGCATGGTTTCGCAACGGCAAGCAGTATGAAGTTGAAGAAATGCAACTGGAGCATGACGTAGAGCATGTCGAATATGTGTTACATGGCTTGGTAGAACGCTGCCTGCGTGCCGGTGCGGATGTCATGGTCATGTCATCCTGCTCTGCAGAAGAGCTTGGACTGGTGTCATGACACAACATTCCGAGTTCTTTCGCAATGCCATCGACTTGAATCGCTATAGCAATGGCGTAGCAAGGCGCATCGTCAGGGCTTACAACGACGTGATCCTTGACGCAACAGACAGACTCGCCACGCTTGACCCACAGACGCAAACAGCGGGCAGGCTTCGCGCAATCCTTGCTCAGCTCAAGGAATCACTGGCTACATGGTCTGGCGAAAGCACGGTCTTGATGGCGGATGAGCTGCAGGGCTTGGCGCTTTTGCAGTCAGACTTCATGACTGAACAACTGCAAGACCTACTGCCCGCCACTTCGCAGGTCATTGTCCGCACCGTTGAAATCAGCCCACAATTTGCTCAGGCTGTCGTTACCACCGACCCCACGCAGCTTGGAATCGTCTCGCTGAGCGATCAACTGCCAGGTGCAGCCCGGATTGCTGTCGCACGCATCACAGTTGCAGATGGTGCCACCTTGACCCTGCCTAATGGCGAAGTGGTACGCAAGGCGTTTGAAAATATCGGCACCAAACAAGCCGAGATGTTCAGTCAAGCCGTTCGCAATGGACTGCTGACTGGTGAATCGACTGAAAGCATCGTCCGCCGGTTGCGCGGCAGGCTAAACCGTGAACAGCTTGGCACCACGCAGCAAATCATCCAGCAGGGTGGCTTGCTGACCTCGATGCCAAACAATCAGATCCGCGCCATCGTCCGCAGCAGCATCACGCAGGTGTCTGATGCAGCGATGCAGCAGGTCGCAGCAGCAAACCCTGATGCCACCACCAAATACCGTTACACCGCAATCTTGGATACACGCACCTCACCAATCTGCCGCTCACTAGACGGCAAGGTCTACAAGTGGGGTGAAGGACCACAGCCGCCGTTGCATTTCAACTGCCGGTCCATGCGGGTGCCAATCGTTAAGGGCTTTGCAGCGCGTGATGCTGAGCTGCGCCAGACCTATGGGCAATGGCTGATGGATAACCCAGCCAAGAAAGAACAAGTCTTCGGTAGCAAGACTCCCTACTTTAACTACCTCGCAAAACAGTATGGACCTGATGATGCCTTGCGCCGCTTTGTTCGACAGGACGGGTCCGAACTAACCTTGGAGCAACTCACGCGACGTTATCCCAATGTCAAACCAAGAGTTCCAAACGATTAACCTCAACGGCGAACAGGTGCTGGCACGTCAGGTCAAGCTCGCTGATGGCACCCTGCAGTGGCGTAATAAGTTCGGCTTAGCATTAGGTCAAGTGGAGCCGATCAATGGCAAAGCAAAGCCGCAAGCAGCAAAAGAAGGTGGGGAAAGTGATGGAGGAGTACAAGGCGGGAACGCTAAAAAGCGGCAAGCCGGGACCGGGAAAGGGTCCCAAGGTAAAAAGCCGTAAGCAGGCAATCGCCATCGCTCTCAGCGAAGCTGGTGTCGCTAAGCCTAAAAAAGGAGGCAAGAAGAAGTGAGGCGCGGTGATCGTGTTAGCTGGCTGTACCAAGGTGTCCGCACCTATGGCATCGTGACCAGCACGCCTGGCGAAGGATCACATTCGATCAAAGGTCCGACTGGTGGCACGGTCACTCGTCGTGGCACTGCCGATGATCCGGTGGTTGCGATCAAGTCCGAAAGCACTGGCAACCCGGTGCTGAAGCAACGGTCAGAGTTACGCCCTGCGCCGAAACGGAAATGATTACCTACCGAGGCGAGCAGTTTGACGGGTACAACAAACCCAAGAGGACTCCTAAGCACCCGAACAAATCCCATGCCGTGCTCGCCAAAGAAGGCGACAAGGTCAAGCTGATCAGATTCGGTCAGCAGGGCGTGTCAGGCTCACCAGCGCAAAAAGGAGAGTCAGCAGCAGACAAAGCCAGAAGGGCATCGTTTAAAGCGCGGCACGCCAAGAACATCGCCAAAGGCAAGATGTCAGCGGCTTACTGGGCTGACAAGGAAAAGTGGTGATTACCTGTCCTCCTGCAGGAAGATCCAATCTTTAAGCTCTGCGACATAACGGCGCAGCTCCTGCGCCTTAATCGCGTGCCAGGTGTTACCAGTCGCAAGATATGCTGCCATGTGGCGGTCAATGGCTTTCAGGCACTGATAAATCAAGGGATTCCAAGGCTCACGCACTGGCGTGTCCCATTCCCGTTTTGACATCACCAGTTACCAACCACTAATGTAGGTCCGCCAAACCCTGTGGGTTTCTAATGTCTGAAGAACAAACTGCTCCTGTGGAGCAAGCTGTTGACACATCAAATCTCCAAGCAGAGCTGGAGGCAATGCGTAAAAAGAACGCAGAGCTTCTAGACGAGTACAAGAAAGCAGTCAAACAAGCCAAAGCCGTACCAGAAGGCGTTGACATTGACGAGCTGATCCAATTCAAAAGACAAGCCGAGCAGCAGCAACTCGAATCCCAAGGCAAGTACAGCGAAGCTCGGCAAGCTCTGGAGCAGCAGTTCCGTGAGGCGACGGCGGAAAAGGACCAGCGCATCTCAGAGCTTGAATCCCGAGTGCGGGAACTGGAGCTTCTAACCCCTGCAGTCAGTGCCTTAGCGGACATCGTGCATGATCCCGACTTGGTGATGAAGACCAAGTTGTCGCCTGATCAGATCGAGCGTGAACCTGACGGCACTGTTGTTGTGGTTGACGGCTACCAGCGCACACCAGTCCAGGAATGGGCAAAGACCCTGCCTAGCTGGATGCAAAAACAGCCCAAACCACAGGGCAGTGGCGCACCCATCGGGCGCAGCAGTGGAGAGATCCCCGCTGGTGTTGCTAACCCGTTCTTGCCTGAGAGTTACAACTTGACCGAACAATCACGGCTGTTTAGAACAGATCGTGACTTGTACGAGAAACTCAAAGCACAAGCCGCACGTTAAACTTTTGACCAAGGCAAGGCTGTGCTGAGCCAAGGGCTGTGCCCGTTCTGTAAAACACTTTTGGATTCAAACGATGGCGACTCTTCGGTCGGACATCATCGTTCCTGAGGTATTTACGCCGTACGTCATTGAACAGACCACTCAGCGCGATGCCTTCCTGGCTAGCGGTGTTGTGCGTCCGATGGCTGAGCTGAATGCCACTGAGGGCGGTGACTTCATCAACGTGCCTTTCTGGAAGGCAAACCTCTCCGGTGACTTTGAAGTGCTGTCTGACAGCTCTTCCCTGACCCCCGGCAAAATCACTGCTGACAAGCAAGTTGGCGTGATCCTGCACCGTGGTCGTGCCTTTGAGGCTCGTGACCTCGCTGCTCTTGCAGCTGGTAGCGATCCGATGGCTGCCATTGGTGCCAAGGTTGCTGACTACGTTGCCAACCAGCGTCAGAAGGATCTGCTGTCCTGCCTCAAGGGTGTGTTCGGCACCCTGGGTACCACCAGCTCCTCTGCTGCCTTCTTTGGTCTGACCATTGATGGTGAGTCTGGTGACACCCCCACCGTGCTCAGCCCACGTCACGTTGCCGAAGCTCGCTCCCTGCTGGGCGACCAAGGCGACAAGCTGACTGCAATTTGCATGCACTCCAAGGTCTATTACGACCTTGTGGAGCGCCGTGCAATCGATTACGTCAGCACTGCCGATGCCCGTGGCACCTCCACCACCCAATCCGGTGGTTCGATGGTTGCTGCTTACGGCAATCCCACTGTCCCGACCTACATGGGTCTGCGCGTCATCGTTTCGGATGATGTGCAAACCGAGGGCAGCGGTGCCTCGACCGAATACGCAACCTATTTCTTCACCGAAGGAGCAGTTGCATCGGGCGAGCAAATGGCAATGCAGACCGAAACTGATCGTGACATCCTCGCTAAGAGTGATGCCATGTCGATCGACCTGCATTATTGCTACCACCCCGTTGGCTCGAAGTGGGCGGTGACTACCACCAACCCCACCCGCGCACAACTGGAAACGGTGAGCAACTGGTCGAAGGTGTACGAGCTTAAGAACCTCGGCATCGTTCGCGCCACGAACACCTCTAACTTCGATTGAGGAGGTAATTAACCATGGCTTCTCAATTTGAAGTTTCTGCTGGTAAGGCAATCGGCTACGTCTCTGGCGGTGCCGTGACCCAAGGAACCAGCAAGTCCACTGGCGTAACCCTGAACAAGGCTTGCGGTCAGATCACCATGCACGATGCTGCCCTGGCAGCTGGTGCTGAGGTCTCCTTCACGGTGACCAACAGTGAAGTCGCCGCAAGCGACATCGTTCTGGTGAACCACAGCTCTGCTGGTACTGCCGGTTCCTATCTGGTGCAAGCCAACAGCATTGCCGCTGGATCCTTTGCGATCACCGTGAGCAACGCTTCGGCTGGTTCGCTGGGTGAGGCAATCGTGCTGACCTACGCCATCTTCAAAGCTGCGGCTTCCTGACGATGGGGTTGTTCGCTTTTAGGCGAGCACGGGAACTGGAGGCTGCTGCTACGGCAGCAGTCTCTACCCTTCCTGAGCTTGTAACCGACCAATCTTCCGAGACGCCCGATGGCAATCACAATCGACGCAACAGTCGGGGGCGCAAGCGCAAACAGCTACCTGACGCTGAATGACGCCAACGATCTGATCGACGGTCTCATTCAGAACGACGACGTTACTGCTTGGGCATCTGCAACAGATGACCAGAAAAACCGAGCTTTGTACACAGCGGCGCAACGCATCGACCGCGAACGATTCCTTGGTGCCCGTGCGACTGATACGCAGTCTCTCCAGTGGCCGCGCACTGGGGTCCGAAAGCCCGATACCTACATCAATACTTACGCTGTTGGGTTTCCTTTCCGCATTACGACGGATTATTTCACCGACACGGAGATCCCGGATCAGGTCAAGAAGGCGCAAGCGGAACTCGCGGTCTACCTGAACAACAACAAGGATGGTTTGGGTCTGAGCGGTCTGGAGGACTACAAGAACGTCAAGATCGGTAGCTTGGACGTGACCCCTAACAATTACGGGGCGACTGGCGCTGATCGGATTCCGCCGATGGTGGAACGGTATTTCACCGGACTTAGAATTAGCGGACCAGGCAACATCGCCGTTAAGCGGAGCTGACTCATGGGTTACGCCTATCCCGGTGCTGAGTTCATTGACGACACAGCAGCGCACACCGGACGCTTCGGCAAGATTGTCGCCCTTGAGGACTCGGTGATTGCCAGCCTCACGGCTGAGGATTACACCGGCAACACCCTATCGGCAATCCCTTTCAGCGCAAGCTGTGAGATCTGTGGTGTCTTCACCAGCATCACACTGACAAGCGGCACTGTCGTCGCTTACAGGCTCTAATCATGGCGCATAACAGTGTCGCCATTGACCCTTCCTACAGCATCGGTGCGGACTT